AAAGACACGATAGACCACATTAACGGAATAAGACATGACAACAGAATTGAAAATTTAAGAGAGTGTACGGCTGCAGAAAACTTACAAAATAAGAAATTTTTTAAAAATAACACTACTGGATATAAAGGTGTTGTCAAGAAAGGAAATAAATTTGTAGCGCAAATAGGTTTTAATGGTAAATGTAAGCATTTAGGTTATTTTTTCAAAGCAGAAGATGCACACAAAGCATATTGCGAGGCTGGAATTAAATACCATACACATAATGAACATGCAAAGAAAGCGAAGGAAATTTAATGGAAAACAAACAAAATCAGCGGGACAACTCTGGGGTCTTGTTCCGATCAGATAAAAAAGACAATGATCGTGCGCCCGATTACAAAGGGAACATAACTGTAAATGGTCAGGATTACTGGCTATCTGCATGGATCAAAGAGGGCAAGTCGGGTAAGTTCATGGGTCTAGCAGTATCACCCAAAGAAGACTATCAGCCCAAACAAGCCCCTAAAAAGGCTAGTTTTGAAGACGAAGACCTACCTTTCTGAGTTAATATAAACCCGAGGGGAGAGCTGTGCAAAGGATTTTCCTAGCTTGCAGACGAGCAGTTTTCCCCTCACCTGATAGGAGTTAATAATGAGAGATATTATGGACAACATGAAAGAATCAATGGAGAGATTCTTTGGCTCACCAGCGTTTAAACTGGTTAGAAGAGAAGACCCTACAACGAGCCATCAAGCTGCTCAAGTAGTTGATACCACCAAGCTAGAAAGTCTTGTCTACGAGGCCATTAAAAGCCATCCAGACGGGTGTATCTCAGACGAGATACTAGAGATGTATCCAAACTACCCATATTCCTCAATAACAGCAAGGTATCGTGCTTTGTTAGACAAGGGATTTATCGAAGTTACGGGTGTCAGACGAGGAAAGTTTGGCAGAAATCAACGAATTATGAAAGCCACATGATAGAACTACCACCGCACTCAAAGATAAGTTATCCTTCTATGCCAAACAAGGAGTTCAAATGGTCTTCAGGATCAGATGTTCAGGCTATTTGGAAGAAACATGGATGGACTCCACCTTCAGAGAAGATGACTCCGCCACCACCTGAGAAAGCAATTCAACCACTAAGGAGAGTGAGATGAAATTTGAGATGGAATTCGGGATGTTCAACGACAAGTTGGTTATTGAAACCCATGACTTTGACATGATAAAAATATTCCAAGAGTTTGTTGAGTTTCAAGAGACTTATGGATGGGCAGTTAAGTACGAAGCCTCTGAGTTTGAAGACGAAGACGAAGAAGTGGTAGATTTCGGTTTAGATTCCAAAGAGGAACTGTAGCCTATAAGCTACTTTGCCAACAGATAAAGCCCTACGTTTGAACTAGCGTAACCTGCATAGACAATCGCCATGTGCGGGTTACCTTTCATAAACTGCTCTACCGCAATGTAAACGTAGATCAAGCCTGTCAAAGCAATCAACCAGGCACTCAAAACGCACTCACATCAATTACCTCGCCTCTGAACTCCACATGGTCTTCACTAAAACGATGGACGAGTTCAGGCCATAAAAGCTGACCATTGAAGAAGTTTAACACTGCAAAGCCGCTTCTGTGGTTAGAAGGATTAAGTTCAGCATAAGTAAATTGTGGGCCATCAATTTCAGCCAAAGTCCCCGTGTCAACACCAAATCTATTCCCGTTGTAGTCAGAAAAAGGTGTTACTTTCAAAGAATGTAAATGCCCCGTGATGATGGACACACCCGCATTGACAGTGTTGTTGTGGGCAGCGTGAACCCCATTCTTATATCGGTGCTTAACAATCACTTTAGAAGTAGGCCATACTGCCCAACAGAAGTCCCAATTTGGGATATGGTCTGTCAGCTTAAACCCTTGAACTTCTTTAAATTGTGGTGCGTGTTGGGCTAAACGATTCCCAAACCGAATATCGTGGTTGCCCCATGTAAAGCATAACTTTACATTGTGACGAGCATCTTTAGCGGTTTCCTCAATCTCGTCCAACGCAGCTTGCGTAGCTTTTAACTCTTGAATGACAGAAGTCTGAGGTTGATCAGTTACATCGTGCCTCGATATAGACGCTCCATCGAAAGCATCCCCGTTACATATCACCGCCTTGGGTTTGAACGTCTCTATAGCCCATAGAAGCCCTTTAAACGCTGTTGTTCGTTGTCCAATGAAGTGGGCATCACTGAAGACCAGAACAGTCCCATCCAGTATCCCAAGGTCAATCTGTTTTAAAGGAGAAAACGATTGTTTCCTAGCATCGTATATAGCACCTCTATGGTCAGCGGCATTTAACTTGATGTTATGAAACTTCTCCATGTTGCGTCTTCTTGAATGGACATTTCTTATATTGACACCAAGTATCTTTGCTAGTTTTTCAGCAGATTTGTATTTATCCCAAAGAGCAATAAACTCTTCATCAGAACAAGCCTCACTATGATTAACAGACACCATTTGAATTCCTAAACAGTAAATTCTCTAACAGGTTGATAACCCTATGCTCTTGCATCTCAATCTCATCTTGAGAAGACTTAGGGTCTTGAGAAACAACCATCAAGTCATGCAGAAAGATATGCAACAACTCATGCAAAGCAGTCTTATCTATGCTCTCTGGAGTGATCTTTTCAGCCCCAAAGTCACCTAAACGATACACAGCAAGTCTTGCGTTAGGGGTAAACTCGACAGAAGCCATTGCTTGCTTGGCAGGTTTACTCCCCTTTTCGATTCTCCAGTCCCCAAGACTCAGAACTTGTTGCCACTTTCTGACACTTTGTGCAAACAGTTCAGCGTGTTCTGGTGTAAGAATGTTAGACATATCAACACCTTATACAAGAATTGTTACAGTTTAGTTTAAAAACAAAGCCACTTCAGCTTTACGTCTTTTGACAAGCCCTGCAACCTCTTTCCCACCCGCCTTAGTCCACGACATAAAAGCCTGTGCTGCGCCCTCCCAATCCTCACGATTGACCTTCATGCGGATGGTTGACCTCTGGTAGTTCCCTAGCCCAGCGTTGTACGCAAAAGAGACACAAGCGTCGAATTTGCTTTGATGGTTAACAAGATTAGGAGACAGTCGAAGAACACCACGTTCAAAAGTATTGATGTCAACCTTGAACAACTCGACCAGTTCATCTTTAGACCAAACACGGGCATCTCCCTCTTTTAGTTGATAGTCAGACCTGATAAGCCCTGTATAACCCTCTTTACGGGCGTTTGGGAGGGCTAATTGGTCAGCATACATAGCGTGACCCCACCCGACAGTCCAAATGGCGGCAGAGCATCTGTAAGGCTTGTTTCTATAGCCTTCAAAAAAGTGCATCAAGTCCTCACCCGCCTTGCTGATTTTCATTTCTTAGCCTTGCACTTATCAAAGTGATAGCGTCTCATGTTTCCACCACCGCCTTGTTTTTCACAATGAGGACAAGTAACAATAGCTCTAACACCTTTACAGGCATCACTTAAAATCTTTGTGTAATTTGGGTCTTTTAAGCGTTTTATTGCACCTAGCCTATAGTTTTCGCCATCACGTTTCTTGCCTCTTGACCTGCCATAAAGCTCTTTTCTTTCTTTGGCAGTTAGTCTTTGCATAACTGTTTTCATATGAAAATCATCACGCTTTGCAAAATGAGCATCTCCAGATGCAAACCCAATAGCAGAGGGATTGCAATTCATTGTTGAATCATAAAAACAATCTAAAAATGCTTGCTCAATCTCTTTGGCTTCTTTTCCAGTGTCCGCAGTAACTAGAGTTCTAAATTCAAAACTGCTTTCCCCGTACTTATTCCAAGCGTTTTGCAAATACTTGCTGTGATGCCGACTTGCTCTAAGGCTAGTACGATGTTCTTTATATCTACGGGCTATATTTACTGAGCTACCAACATATGCTCGATTGGTAGGAATGTGAATAATTGCGTATACACCAATCATTTTTTGTTCCAGCTACGTGACCCAAACCAGTAGCCTATCACAGCTCCAAGCATAGCCATTTCATCACTTGAGAAAATAATGTCAGTCACTCGGATTAAATCGTCCATGTTAGTCACCAAACTAGGGCGAGAGTAAACGTAGTAGGCAATCCAAGCGTTAATCATGCACAGTTCAAGCACAAAGATGTAAGTCACGACAGGGCGTACAGTACCTACAAAGTTGACTACCCATGTAGAGGCCATCTCTAAGACCTTCTCATCGTGCTTGAGAGCCGCCTCGGTCATCTGGGCATCTGTTTGCATGGCAATCTGGTCTGTGCGGATTTCCTCGACCTTCTGTTGGGCAATAAAGCCCTGTGCCGCCAGTTGTAGTTCTCTTTCAGTCTGTACTTGAGCCAAGGCTAACTCATGCTTTTGGTCAGCTTTGTTCTGAAAGTAATCCAGTAGTTTTGGCAAGCCAGAGATTAAAAGACCACCTAGTGTTGAGAATAGAGAGAGCATAAAGTCCTTAAAAGGGAAGTTTAGACAACAAGTAATCCATGATTCTGTCTGACAAGAAGTTAGGTAATATTTTCATAATGTCGAAAAACAACAGAGCCGCCCAAGCACCGCCAATTATCTTAAAAACCATGTCGGCAGTCTTTTGGTACTCATTCACCGACCACACCTGTTGGTAGCGCAGTGGTCTAAGATTTCCCAAATGCCATAACCACACATCACAATGATTAACAGAAGACCACCAAGCATCAAGCCTAGTTCTAAGTCTTCTTGGTCAGCCTTCTTCTTACGTTCAGCCGCTTCTTTCTCTCGCCTAGCGTTATGAGCATCTTCTATGTCCATAGCAGAGGCACGAGCCTTAATCTTCTGCCAAACGTCCATCTTGTTAGACTGAAAGAACAACATCTGAAGTTCTTTTTCAAAGGTTGCCGCTTGGTCTAAAGCCATCTCTATCTGAAGAGCAGTACCCATGCTAGAGCCACCCTTCTTAGCAGATACTACGGCTTTGGTAGCCTCACTCTTAGCGTTGAAATACTTACCCAATAAAGGCCCAAGCGAAGCCACATCATCAACAGTCTTAGAAGCCTGTTTAATGAGTTTTACGGCACTTTGGATGCCTTCTAGGGCTAGTTCTGGGCTAATCATTTCTTTTCAATCTTTTTCCACTCAAGGCAATAGACTTTTCTATTGTAGACATCACCCGTCCAACCCCACCTGACACACCTATATTCCGTAGGGGTAGCAGACTGCAATAATATAGCTACAAAATATGACAAAAGCAGTGACACAGATTGCCGCTATTATTGCTTCTATCCAGTCAATCATGGGTTCAATACGACAAAGGAATTTTAGCCCTTGCCGCTTCCATCAATAAGGAATTCAAACTCCTTACAGATCGGTTTGTACCCTCTTCATCGCCTTTTTCTTGAGCAGCCATTGATCTACCCATTTCAGTCTTTAACTCAGCGTTAAAAATAGCCTGACGTTGTTGGTCAATAGTTGTAGTTGGTTGAGGAGGTTGAGCAGTTAACTCTGGTGGCAAATCAATATCCATTTTTGATGGCGCACCCATTAAATCGGGTGGCAAATCAATATCTACTGGCATTTCAGTAGGTTGTTGCATAGTTTGATCTGGTGGAGCAGAAACAACACCACCAGTAACCAAAGGACGCAAATCATCAAGTGATGTAGCCGATAGCATCATTGCACGACCTGCTTTTGTATCAAATACTGAGCGAGATAACGCTTCTACTGCTCTATTAACAGGAACTGCCGCAATAGCCGCACCAGGCGCTCCACCAACTGCCGCACCGATACCGACACGCATACCTTGGGTCATTGCCTCATCCAAACCAGAACCAGCCGCTTGGCGAGTCATAGAACCTGTTAGAAAGCCATACTTGTTTAGCAAAGTGTCTAAATTCTCATCTACAAATGGTTGCAAATTAGTTTTTCTTGATTGCAAAAAAGTAGAAAACTTGATTGGATCAAATGCACCAGTACCAACGTCAGTAGCTTCTTTTCGTGCGGTAGCAAAGGTAGCCGAAGCAACATCTTGCTTGATGTCTGGTGGCAGAACTTTGGCAATCATTGATGCCGCCCGTTTTGCACCTTCTTGACCAGTAGACTCAGCCGACACAATTCGCCCGACTAACTTAGAAATATCAGTCTTTAATTCGCCAGAATTAGGGTCTTTAATCATCGTCATTGCCAAATCAGCATCACGCAAAGGAATTACATTACCTCTCCAGAATGATCTAGCAGTTGAAAACGCATCTGATACTGATTGATTTTGAGCCAAAGATTGACCCCAATTATCAATATCTCTGTCCATTGCATCAATTACTTCGTTTAAACGAACTGCCTCTTTAGGGCCAAATTTGTTTTGTGCCTTAGCTGCGGACAAAGCATCTGTCAAACC